AAATCGGTGGCGATAAAAGTTTTACCATCGTTTGTGGTCTTTACTGATCCATGAAAAAATATAAGATCTGTGTTATACAGGTAACGCCCGTTATTAAATATAACGGATGTAGACTGCCCAAAAGATAAAAAAACTGCATCAGTATTTAAAGTAAGCGTGTTGGTAGACGGAGTGAAAAAATAATTATCACCTTCAGGGTCCAGTATTGAAATGTTTATGCCGTTTGAAGCCATGAACACATCATTCACGCCTGATATTGTACCTCTAGATGTTTTTACCCCAGCATCACTTATTTCGTACAATGTAGTGCCGATCACCCAAAATACTTTCCCGCCGGTGAATCTAATGCGACCTCTACTCGACCCAGCAACCGATGCAGAAAAAGATTTAACACCCACAGAACCATAAATAGCCGCTTGGCTTATAGCGCTGCCTTGGGGGATATTTAGATTGCAATTGACCATTCTTTTATCAACAAAAGGGGCCGATTGTCCACTATAAAATCCATCTGTAAAAGGTATATATGTCATAAGTCTGGCTGTATCTGTAGGGCTCCTGGTTCAAGATCAAAACCTAAAGCATCATCCATCATTTCTCTTGACTCATTTTTTAAAAACAACATTCTTTCTGTGTTCGTTTTGTTTTCCGGCGCAATACGTACGGCTAATGTATACGTCAAAGCATCAAACCATTCAGCGGGGAAGTCTGGATTGTCGGCTGTGGTCTCATTAACCTCAATTGGTCTTCGATAAGTAAAATTCACCATTTTGTTGACAGTGTTCGCTGTCTGCCAAAGATATAACTGACCCTCTGAAAGTTGAGGAGAATAGTACCAGTTGTTGACTTCACCCTGCCCATTTTTATCCGGCTGAGCAAAATATTCCTGCCTTGTCCACTGGTTCGCTTCTATTTCGTCGTTCAATCCAATCGTCTGCCTTCTTAGCTGATCAATCCGCAAAGGTCTTGGGGTCAGCTTAGGAAAAGAAAATACAGTGTTATCGATAGCAGCAGCAGATGTTAACCCATCAGTATTAAATACTTGCGTTGAGTTAATGACTTGTACTATTCGCGTCCACTGTCTTGTCCCGTCGTCCAGCTCTATACCGATAAAGTCTCCAGTAGTATCATCTAATAATAAAAGCTTATCAGTTATAGTGTCATTAGTTCCGGCGGTGTCGCCGTTGAGCAACTCTAGCGTGTGCGTTGTTTGCGTTGCGGTGAATTCAAATCGACCCGTGCCGCTTGCTGTCAATGCCACGCTACCAAGCGTTGTAACGCCGTCTTTAATAGAGTAAGTAATCGACGGGCTTAATCCTTTTGTGAAGTCAGCTATCAAATGATAAACACGACCAACTACTAATGTGGGCGTTGTACGAGTTATCAATCCGGCTTGTGCAGCGGTGTTAGATAATTTTAATGATGTTGCGACGACTGAGAAAAAGCCATCTACAAGTACCCAGCCGTCGGTAGACTCTGAAGGATCAGTAGGAAATAAATCATCCTGACCTTCCATGCCGCTCGTAGAATCTAACGTCAAGATAGTGTCAGTTGTAATACCAGCAACAGCCATTTCTGTATTTTCAAAATCATCTGCGTTGCCAGCTTCATCACCGTTCGGTCCTAACTTATAATTAGTTCTTCCCACGTCCAGAAACAAAATGCCCTCAGTTTCTATCCACAAATGACCCTTGGCTTGCATTGATTTAACTAAAAAGTTAAGCGCCTCCAAAGAATTTTGAACTTTGTATGCAGGAATAGATTGGTTAGGATCAACAGACCTAGTTAAACGCAAAGCTCTTTCAACGATATCTGTTGCTGTGACTGTTAAGACAGTGGTCATAAATCATCTCGTGTTGGTACAAAAAATTTATCTGGTTGTCTCGGGCGCGCATCCTTCACCGCTATTTTTTCATCTCTGCCTCGAATATCTAGCTGTGGTTGTTTGGGCTCCCATTCACTTATGGCAACAAGTAATCCGTCCCAAGTAAATTTACATTCCGAGCGCTTAAATTTACGACCAGATTGATCAGATATTACATTGTAATCGCCAGCTATATACCTGTTTTTTCGCCGCCCACTCATCAATACTTCCTTTTCCTGTTAGGTTTTTTTGATGATTTCTTGTTTGGTTTTGATGCGCCATTTTGCTGAGGCAACTGCTTTCCAGCTTCTTGCTGCAACATTTCTCTGATTCTTGACATTACCTGATCCTTAAAAGCCGTTAATGATTATTAACCTAGCACTGAGCATATCTAAGTTAGCATTACTGCTAAAATTAGCGTGAAATAACTCCACAGTATTACCCGTGCTAAGATTAAATGACCCCGAACAATCTATAGTAGTTATTTCTGTGTCAGTCTGAATGCCAACCGTTTTAAGCTGAGCCACTCCATCTATTGCAATCCCTATCCTAATTTCTTGACCATTTTTATCATATGTTCCAGCGCCAGAAATAAAAAACTCTGAACTGGTCTCGCTGATATAAGTCAATATCCCAGCCGTTGATGTAGTGAATCTTTCAGAGACAGAACTTATCCAGCTTGTACTGCCTACCGTTATATATGTAGACTGAGATGATATAGTTGATGTAATTGACCCACTTAAAAACGTATCAACGGTTTTAGTGCTATTTGCAATAGACGCATTATCTTTATATTCCCATCTAATATCTGATTCTGTAATATTATTTATAGTTGGTGGCAAATTGCCAACGAAATTCGTGCCTGTTAAGAGAGCCATAGACCCAGATACAATATTTGCACTACTCGTCGCACCGTCCATAAAAACATTGGTCATAGTCGATGCAAACGTATTACCGTCTATTTTTATACCAGTTAAAAGCGCCGTGCCGAAATCAATTGCTTTACCATTCAAAGCTGGGAAATTAGACGTGTTTATAAAAAACTGCCCTGACTGCGCCCCAAAAAACTGAATACCATTAGTGATAGATCCTGGGATTATTCCAATTCCAGCATTAATAAAAGATGACAACAACACATCTGTCAATTTAAAAGCAGTTACAGCACTGCCAATGTTGCAAGTGTTAAACAATAAAACAGAAAACGGATTAAGCGGTGCACTTGCAGAAAAATCAAAAGCCGTTCCATTCGGGCATTCAAAAAAACAGTTAAAACACCCAAGGAATCCATCAACACTCGTAATTAATGCGCCAGTCGTATCAGATATTAAACCATCGGTATTTGTTCCGTCTCCAACTATATTTGTCAGCGACCCCTGCACAAGTTCAATTCTATTCGGGCTTATATCTACAAGACCGCTGATTCTATATGACTTTGTGCCCTCTAGCGTAATAACGCCAGAAACAGGTGCGGGCAAATCACTTGGTTTATTAATAATAATAGTATTTTCTGGAATAACAGGTGATAAAGGGACGCCGTCGAGTAAATATTGAGGAACATCGCCGCCACGCGTGGTCCTTAAATTAAAGCTACCGTCTAGATTCGATGTCGCCATTCGGAATTCCTATTTCTTTTTTGACCCATTTATTTGGTCGTTTCGATGTTTTAGAATATCCATTAATTAATTTCCTATCAAAATCTTCTCTTTTCTTTCCTAGAAATTCTCTTGGATTAAAAAATCCCCATTTATTGCCGTCATCTGATTTTGTTACTGTCGCCCATTGATCCATCTTGAGCCATTTTTCAGCGAAACTGGGCACCCATATTCCAAGTTAATAGCATTTAAAGAATCTTTAGCGCTCGCCTCAACTCCCCATTGAAAAAACATAACACCCCCTAAGTAAGCGTAATGTTCCATCTAGATGGATCAGACGCATAGTTTTCGATTTGTATAATTTCCGCCGGCGTTAAAGCCCTGTCATATATTATGACCTCGCCGATGGGGCCATCCATGTAAAAAGATCCTGAACCAAATTGATGGCCGACATCAAGACACGATATTGTATTAGCTAAAGTACCGCCAACTATAGAGCCTGTCAGCTCGTCCCTGTTTATATTGTAGGTATGATTCGTCCCATCAATTATAACCCTGTGCAATATTGCTTGATCCAATATAACTACACCAGGTGAAACAGTAGTCCCACCCGATGTTTTAGCTGCTACACTTTGAATTGTGCCAAAGGTTGTTCTTAGGGTTACTCCTTGATTCGACCCCGACCCTGGCGATAAATCAATCGGGCACTGTGTAACATCGCTTGCATCATCTCTATATTCAGCAACAATGAAAATAGTTATAGTCGTGAAATCCTGCAATGAGGTATTATTTAATAAATCATCTACACCATCAAAATCTATAGCATTCAGGCTATTTATTGTTACTGAATTAGTTATCGGCTGAAGTGATCCGGTGCCCTGAGTAACATGATTGCCTAGTCCGCTCTTATCGCTCCATTGAGACACTAAGCCGCCAGATTCCATGATGTTGCTAGCACTCGTATCGGATGCATCCAGCCAGACGACAAGATCGGAGATGCTTGTTGGATCAAATCCAGTCGACACAGATATAGATAACCCGTCGCTATCTGGGTCAATAACATCGCCAGACGATATGTCAAACGTACCGCCCATTGGCAATGATATATCTTCGCCTATGCTGACATCACCCATATTAATTACTCTGTAATGATGTAAAAACTGAAGTACCAGAAGTGTAAGCAGTAATATTTAATCTAACCGCGCGGACAGGAAAAGCTATATTTCCCTCACCGTCAACAGATAATGCAGCAAGCCCAGTCGTCGCTCGCCAAGTCGCATCAGTAGAAAATGAATTAGTGTATGAGCCTTGCGGGTTTGATTCTGTGTGCTGGACCGTGTAAGTCATTGCCCCGTCTATATCGACAAAAAGACTTTGGTTGTAAGGTGTCATTCGCCAGTTCGTCGGCACGCTTTTAGTCACAGCTCCATCAGCAGCAACCCAGCCAGCGGTAACATCAGCAGCCGTTGCACCTGATGCTGCTATCTGCGTAACAGTCGTATAAAACCCTGTTGTAGTGACGGTCGTAGCATTCGGGCCGGTTTTTGTTTCTGACACGATAGTACCGTCTGCATCCTTTCCTGTGATAGTAAAAGTAATTCCAGAATCATTTCCGACAGATGTAAGAGTGACAATTTGAGCTTCAGCAGCAGTAGCAACACCGCCAGACACCAGCGCACCATCTAGACTAAGATTTCCAGCGCCACCCAACGTTTGAGCTTCAGCGATACCGTCAACATCATCAGTCAGCGCAGCAATAGATATTTCAATAGGTCTCATTTTTCACCTCTATCGTTCTTTTGCGACTAGAATATAATCGATAGACATTGTTTTAGCTGATGCCTCGCCGTTTTGAATGCCGTAACTGATCGTCAATTCCTCGTCATCAGGCAAATTAGTAGTTGTAGACGTTGCGACATGAACATCATTTGCGAATACTTTAATTGCGCTTACTCCATCATAGAAAAAACTCAGACGGACATCAGTTGCATCTGCAAGCGTTGACACAGATGAAGTGGTTGTCGATGTTGAATCTTTTTCAACGACTAAATCAATCGTAGCCGCACCATCGGTTTTCAAAAAATAGACGCCGTCTGACACTGCAAGAGGAGTTGTATCCGTGATCTGAATGCCAATAACTACATCGCTTTGAGTAGCATCAGATACCTGAAATAAACAATCAAACCAAAGTTTTTTACCAGTCTCAAATAGAAAACTTTCTCCAATTTTCTGACTGAATGAAGCATCATCATCTGCTGCTGCATTAGTGATTAATAGTCTGCCTCCATCTGCATTAGTTAATGCTTGAGTTGCAACGCCTGTTTCTGTAACAGTCCAATCCGCTGCAGTGTAATAATCAAAATCCTCAAGATAAACATGAGCTTTTGTGAAATCCGGAAGTATGAATTGGCCAAAAGGCGCGGTTGATGCAGCGGTGGTTAAACCGTTCGGGATATTTGTAACTGTAGCCATATGGCCTCCTAAAGGTCCATTTATTTCTGAAAAATAGAAGCGGGGCGTGAACCCCGCCTGAATTTAAAGACCTGAAGTCGCATAAGCGCCGCGCGGATCAGAGAAGCCAAACGAGTAGCGTTCGTCAGCTTTCATCCTCGCGTTGCCTGATGTAAATGCATTGTCTTCTTGGAATCTTACCGCTCGCCTAGTGAAATACTTTAAGCCATCGGGTGAGTTAGTTTTAATAAACCAAGCATCAGGATCAGATAAATAATGATTAATTGTAAATCCATCTCGCACTGAATTCATATCTCTAATAGCGTTAGTCGCATTGTTACCAGTATCATTTTGCAATACAGAACCTAGCACTCGCTGAAACTCAAACTGTAGAGCAACAGGGCCAATTAATTTTGTACCCTGCAAAGCAATTTGTAGATCACGCGGGTCTCTAGCTGACCCGATTACTATCAATAGATCCTCCAACGAAGCCTCATTGAAATCAGCATCGACTGCTAGCTTATTGCTAAACACCCCGCCCGAAGGGCCATTCGGGTGAGATGTAGAAAAAAGAGCTTCTCCGTCGCCATCCACTTGTGTGAACGCACCATTAAAACCACGGTTTAAAATGTTTGCACCAACCACCTCTTTGGTTTGCGTCATAGAAAAAGCTAATCGTCGAGTCTTGCCCTTTAGCTGACCATACAATTCATCTTCTATCGCCTCTTCCGAAACAATGTATCCTTTGCCGTATGTCAGATGCCGATATTTTGGTGAAAAACCCTGCCGAAAAGAATCAAATGCAATCTCGTCACCCTCTGGTTTTTCTGGCGCTAACCCTAAGCCTTCCAACTGCTGATCAACTTCAAAATTCTTCCTCGAGTCAAAAGAATCAAATATTTTGTCATATTCTTTTGGATGCTCCCTGTAAGACCCACCAAAAATATTTCTTAAACCCTCTTGGACGAGGCGGGGTATATTGCCTACTGTGATTGTTCCAGACATAATATAACTCCTAGTTTAAGATATGCCAGCCGCACCGTCAGATGCAGTAGTAGCGTTAGGCCTTAACAAGACACGATTTCCCAATACGCCATTCTCATCTTCAAGCAATGCGACGACGCGATATGGTAATGTTTGAATTGTTCCAACGGTTTCAAAGTCAGCAGTCATATTTGATACAGTCAGGCTCCCAGATTTTGTTGCAGTTGTAGTGTTGATGCCGGTATTTAAACCGACTGCCGGAGCAGTATAAGTTGCATCTGTGTCAATCTCATACAAAGCAAATTGATCGACAAGAACTTTTACCGTGCCCGCTGTTAATGCAGGCAGCCCCGTTTCGGTTAATGCTTCGCCAGCTAATTGCAGGTCTACAGATATGATGGTGCCGGTATTTGCAGTTGATGCGTTACCGGTGTCTACTAGAGATACTCCATTAACGTCACCGTCACCTGTGATGACAACGGCGTCGCCTGGAGCTAAAGGTGTTGCATGCGCGGCGTCAACTGCAAACGTAAAAACGTTACCAGTCGTACCTCCGCTTGCTTGTGATTTGCGGTATTTGAAACCGGCCATAATTTACTCCTTAAGTGTTAAAAATAAGCCACATTGGCGCATTCTCAATCACTTACGGTGCATCTTTGACCGTTGACTGAGTTCGGATAAACCGTACTCTTTCTTGCTCTAGACTAAGCTAAAGGATCATAATCATCATTATCTTTCTGTAGCACGTGATGCCTGCCTTTTGGCACATATTCATCATCGGCTAAAGTTTGTTCTTTTTTAAGTGTAGCAGATACCTTATCAGCTTTCAACTTTTGGTCATTTTCCCAATATTTTATGTCAATTTTCATCAAAAACATGTTGTACAGGCCTTTATGCCTAACAATATTGTTGCCTTGGTGGTCTTTTACGTGTTCCCAATAAGCTCCATATGATTGCAGGACTCGCCCGTCTTTTTCCGAAAACCAGCGACAATGAAATTTACTCTCATCAACCAAACCATGGGGAAGAAGGAGACTCAACCCGCTTGACATTGAGACTCTCGGCGGCCTGCCCGCACTGTGCGCCTCTTCGATTCGATCAACTTCAAGCCCAACTCTGCTATTCGCAATCTGCGTAGTTGTCTTATCTGATCTCGGCCGCCCCCTGGGTTTTGTTGATTGCGTCTTAGTTCCTGGCTTGACTGTATGTTTTACTTTATTCATTTCGATGCCCTCTGATCAGTGACTGCTTGCAAATAATCTTCTTTTTTAGGCCAGCCTTCTGGCATGATGTTGTACCACTTCAGCTCTTCGCTTGTGAGTCTATCCCACGTTAATTTTGTGCTGGGTCGAGAACCAGGCTTAGACCTGCCACCCTCAACTGTTTGAGCTTCATTTCTTCGTTCGTTGACTTTTGGGTATGTCCTTTCTACGTCAGACTCCATCATACGCAGAGCCTCGCTTGTATCTTTGATTGTGCGAGCATGGACCTGATAACGCTTAATAGCATAAGCAGATCTCGCATCATCTTCGTCAAAAATCCATGAGTTTCTGCTATTCCATTCATCAAGTATTTGTTGTCCTTCGCTCTGTTGCTTCTCAACTTGAGGCTCAGGCTGAGTTCTTGCCGCATCTATTTGAGATTGATATTCGTTAGCTTTAACTCTATCAGCTTCATCTATAGCATCATCTCGTCTAGATTCTAAATCCTTAATTGTTACCTTCATTTGTGCTTCATGCAGTTTTGCTTGATGATCAAGCCTAGAATTAAATTTACTTTCTTGCTCGTCCATTCTCTTATCGACTGCTCTTAATTTGCCGATCATGTCGCCACGTTCGTTAAATGTTTTAGCATTATTCCATTCGTCTGGGTCGCCGCTCCACTGATCTTTTGGCCGCCATCCATTACGCTTAGCTTTCTGCTCAATGTCACTGAGCTGCACTTCCTTAACTTCTTGGATTTCCTCTTTGATTTCGTCTTCGATTTCTTGCATTTCCTGCTCAACTTCTTGATCTTTGTCAGTCATGTTAATCACCTATTCCAATTACGTGTCCGTCCTGTATGTATCGATAATCGCTGTATTTCGGATTAGACGGTACCTTACCCTCATACCGAGTAAATTCAACTTTTTCCCCGATAATTGC